AGATACATAATGTTGGTGTATGTTTAAACGATGATTATGATGGAGGTGAATTTGTTCTTTATAATCCAAATGAACAATTACCAAAAATGGCCGGAGCCATATACACATTTCATAGTGCAAGATTTCACGAAGTGAAAGAAATATTAAATGGAGAAAGATGGAGTATAATTGGGTTTTTACATATTGAAAATATTGAAATTAATAAAAATTTCATATGAAAATTGGGATAACAGGACATTCAGACGGAATTGGAAATGATATTTATTTGAATTTAATAAAAGAATACGATGTTGTGGGATTTAGTAGAAGTAATGGATTTAATATAAAAAATACAGATAAAATTATTGAGCAATTAGAAAATTGTGATGTTTTTATAAACAACGCTTACGAAAAAAATTACCAAAAAATACTATTTGAACTAATTTTTGATAAATGGAAATTTTTACCAAAAACAATAATTAATATGAATAGTAGTTGTGTATATCACTCATCCGATTGGTCACCTGAATATGCAGATAATAAAAAAGAATTAAAAGAAGTATCGTTAAATACCATTAGAAATCATAAAAACAAAAAAGTTAGAGTAATAAATTTATATCCATCTACACTATCATCTCATAAAGGGTTTGAAAATTTAAACAAATTAGATACTGAAAATATTGCAAAAATAATAAATTGGTTAATAAAACAACCACAAGAAGTTGAAATTAGGGAAATAAGTATTTATTGTACAACATTGGAGAAAGAATTTAAAGTAGATAAATTAATATGAAACCATTAGAATATTGGACACCTGAAGGATTTGAAATCTCATCTTACAAATATTCATTAAAAGAAAGAGTAAATCAAAGTTACAAAACTTCAGGAAATGATAATACTAAGCTATGCACCTACACCTATAATGAATTAGGATTTAGGGGAGATAGTATAAAAAAAGAGGGGTTTAAGGTAATGTCATTAGGTTGTTCAATTACGGAAGGAGTCGGTGTAAATGATGATGAAACTTGGCCAGCACAATTTTGTGGTCATATTGAAAATGGAGTGAATTTAAACTTTGGAACAGGAGGAAGAAGTAATGATTTTATATGCAGATGTTTAATGAGTTACTATGATTTAATTAAACCAGATTTAGTATTGATTATGTATACATTTCCACCAAGAAGAGAAATATATACTGATAATAATGGTATTGAACCATATATACCAACCAAGGTTTGGGGTAAGTTATTAGAAACAGAAGAAGGCCAGGCCATTCAAAGTAGTTTGGATATTTTACAAAATGATAATTCTGATTTTATAAATTGGTATAAAAATCATCAATTAATAAAATTATTTTTAGAATCAAAAAAATGTAATTGGTTGTGGGATGGTAAACATTTATTAACCGATTATCAAGAGTTTAATAGATTTGCCGGATTGGATAATTTTAAAATGGATTTAGGTTCCGATGATTTACATCCCGGCCCCAAATATCACCGACATTATGGTAAAGTATTATTTGATTATATTTCAATGAAATTTCCAAACTATTTACCTTATGGAGAACTGTAACGCAAATTAATATAAATTTGGTAATGTCAAATATTTGTCGTATATTAGAGTATTATAAACAATTAAACTCTAAATTATGAAACAAAAGACAGAACAAGAATTAAAGCAAAACTACGATAAGTTTATTGCAATAATCAAAAAATATTTCAAAGGAGAAAGATTGGAGAAATTACTCCATATGTATTCCGAAGATGAATTGGGTAGTAATTTAGCAGTATCACCGGCATCAGGCTCAAAACACTATCATAACGCATATTTTGGTGGTTATATTGACCATATCTTCAATGTAACAAAGAATGCTCTTAAAATGAGAGATTTATTTATTGCACAGGGTGGTGAAATAGATTTTACAGAAGAAGAATTAGTATTCAGTTGTCTACATCACGATTTGGGTAAATTAGGTATTAAAGGTGAAGTTCATTATCTACCAAATCAAGAGGAATGGTCTCAAAAGAAATATGGAACTCTTTTTATTCGTAATGAGAAAATCCCTTATATGACCCTAACCGATAGAACATTCTTTACATTAAACCACTATGGTATTCAATATAATGAAAAAGAATATTTTGCAATCAAACTTACCGATGGTATGTATGATGAAGATAATCAAAAGTATTTAGCAGGCCACGACTTAAAGAAACAATTAGTTTATAAGTTACAATTTATTATGCATTGGGCAGACCATATGTCTACAATCATTGAAAGACAAGATAATACAATTTGATGACAGGTTTTCCGATTTGTAATAAAACAAATGTAAAAGTGTCATAAGTTTGTAACAAAGTTAGGGTTGGTATGGTGTTTGAACTATATACAACATTATTAACTAAAAAATTTATAAATTATGTTTTACACAGAGATTGACAGAATTATGGATAGTATTAAGACACATCCACTATGGGAACAGGCAACAAAGACAACAACTTATGTTCCTTCAAAATTTGCAGTACAAATTAAAGATGATGTTGCTACAATGGCATTATCGGTATTAGGACATGACCCTAAAAATATTGAAATCAATTGTTATGAAGATAAGATTGAAATCAAAGCAAAAAAATCACAAGATGATAAGGAAAATCCATACAATCAATTAGTTTCCGATATCGAAGAAAGAATCACTATCGGCAAAAACTATGATGGTAGACAGGCAAAAGCTGAAATTAAGAATGGTATTTTATTGATTACACTTGAAAAGAAAGAAGAGTCCAAACCCAAAAAATTAACCCTTAAAGTTGGTTAATTCGGTTATTTTTTGTATATTGAAAAGGTAGGAAAGTGTCAATCCTACCTTTTTTATTATAAACAAATATTTATTACTATGATATACAACGAAAAAATACAAATGTTATTAGAATCTTTAGATGGAAAATTAAGGATTTTACAAAACGGAATAAGTGGTGCTCAACATCTATCACCATCGGAAGCACACACTACATTAGAAGACGCTAGAAAAATAGTAGAGCGCATTTCCGAATTAACACGAATCAATAGATAAATGAATTGGCTTAAATATTTAGTCGGATTTTCTGCACTAATTATAGCCGGATGTGCAGCATTTTTCTCCGTAACGGGTTTAGGTGTCCTATTTAGTGGTGCCTCAACAGCAGTCATGGTAATGGCCGGTGCTTTGGAGTTTGCTAAATTAGTAGCTGCCACATATTTGAAGCAAACTTGGGATGAAATTAAGGGGTTTAACAAATGGTATTTAGTATCAGCCGTTACATTACTAATGTTAATCACATCTGCCGGCATTTTTGGTTATCTTTCTAACGCATTCCAACAACAAAATATTCAGTTGATGCAGATTGAAAGAGAAGTTTCCGTTTTTGATACTAAAATTAAGCAAAATGAGAGTGAAATTACTCGATATACAACCCAATTAACCAACCAACAAAACATTCGTAACTCACAAGAATCAAATCTTTCTAAACAAATTGATAAAAACGTATCTACATCAAGGGTTTCTCAAATGATTCGTAATGCGGATAAAGAAATTACTACAATTTCAGCAAAAATAAATAAATTAACCGAAGAAAACAATAAAAATTACGAAGAAATCAACAAAATTAAGAACGCAAACATTGATATAGAGAAAGAAGTAGGTGGATTCCGATTTGTTGCCGAAGCATTCAACGTAGAATTAGCTCAAGTAGTGAAATTTTTTATATTTTTGATAGTTTTGGTGTTTGACCCACTTGCGGTGGCTCTAATTATCGCATTTAATGGACTAATTATAGTAAAAAGAAAAGAACCAACCTATGATATGGGTGATTTAGATGATTTAATGGAAAAAAATTATCAAATTTACGGAGATAATGGAAATAATTCTACAAATGAAGAAGCAAAAGAAGTTATAGTAGAAAACATTCTTAACAAAAACGAAAAAGATGAGATTAACACAGAAACGAAAGAAAATGTTGTTGAGTCTGATGATGTTGTGGATAATGCTCCACTTACTAATGAATCCTTAGAACAAAAACTACCAGAATTAAAGTGGGAAGAATGGATGCATCCTGATTATCCTTGGAATAATCGTAAATTATGGATAAATAACCCAAAAGCAGTAAATTATTGGATGTCAAACAAAGGTGGAAGCCCAAGAGACTTAGCAAAATTTAGAAACGAAGAAGAAAATATCAAAACTTATTAAAAATTTGGTATTTTAGAATTATTTTCGTATATTACCTATATGAATTTAGGATACGCTTGTATAAACTTATCGTTAGGCAAAAATATTACAACTAACAGAACAATGATTAAAAAAACCTTTACACAAAAAGGTTTAAATTATGTTTCTGATTTAGTTTTACAAAATGTTGCCGATTTAGAACGAATTATTGATTGGAATGAAGAAAGAGGTATTAAATTATACCGAATGAGTAGTGAAATGTTTCCATGGGCTACTGAATACCAATTTACGCAATTAAAAGATTGGAAAGAAATATCAATCATACTAAAAAAGTGTGGTGATAAAGCAAAAAAGTATGGACAGCGATTGACTTTTCATCCGGGTCCGTTTAATGTATTAACTTCACCAAAAGAATCGGTTGTTTTGAATACAATTAAGGATTTGGAAGTACATGGTCGTATTATGGATGCTATGGGATTATCTCAAACACCTTATAATGTTATTAATATTCATTGTAATGGTGTATATGGGGATAAAAAGAGTGCAATGGATAGATTTATCACTAATTTCGGAAGACTCTCCAAATCGGTTAAAACACGCCTTACAATTGAGAATGATGATAAGGCCAGTATGTATTCTGTTAAAGATTTGATGTATATTCACAAAAAAACAGGTATTCCTATTGTTTTTGATTATCATCACCACAAATTTAACACAGGTGACCTTTCCGAAGAAGATGCACTTAAGTTAGCATCACAAAGTTGGCCTGATGAAGTAACACAATTAACACATTATTCTGAATCAAAATCATTGCATGAGAATAATAGTAAATTAAAACCACAAGCGCACTCAGATTATATCAATTCTTTACCAAATTCATATGGTGTTGATATTGATGTTGAAGTGGAGGCAAAAGCAAAAGATTTAGCAATATTAAACTTTATATAAATGAAAAATTATTTCGATTATTGGTATAAAAGAACCATAAAAGATGGATTAAAAGCAATGAAATTAGTAATAGGATTGGGATTATCAGTATCCTTTGGATATTCTGTTAATTTACCAATTGGTATTATGTTTTTTGGATGGGTATTAATTGAATCACTTATAGAAAAAAATTAATTATGAAAAAATACGCATTATACATCGGAAGATGGCAAACTTGGCACGCAGGACACGAATGGTTAATCAATCAACAACTAAACAAAGGAAAAAATGTTTGGGTAGCAATTAGAGATGTGCAAGTTGATGAAAACAATCCAAAATCGGCACAAGAAGTTCTTAAAGATTTATCAAAAGAAAAATTCTTTATAGATAATTCGGATAAAATTTTAATCAGTATAATTCCTGATATTGAAAGTGTAAACTATGGTAGAGGGGTGGGATATGATGTTGTACACCATGCACCACCAACAGATGTCGAAATGATTAGTGGAACTAAAATTAGACAGGGATATATGGATTCAAACGGAGATGTTATAGAGTATGCCGTTAGTTAAAAGACATATAGTAAAAAGTATTAGTTATCGTTTTATTGGAACTATAACTACAATTATTCTTACCTTATTTGCCGGTCTTCCTATAAAGTGGGCAGGAATGGTAGGTTTGGGTGAATTAATAATAAAACCAATAATTTACTTTCTACATGAAAGAATTTGGTATAATTGGATAAAATATGGACTTAAAAATAAAGAAAAATGAAATTAATAGTTGACAAAAGTAGTAACGGATTAGAAACAAAAGAATTTAGAGAATATCTTAAAACACCTGTTTTAAAATCAGAAATAACTCAACAAGAAAGTGATGAGTTAAGAAAAAAATTAGAAAAAGCATTAATAGAAAACCCAGGATTGGGTATTTCGGCTACTCAAATTGGAATCAAAAAAAGAGCTTGTTATATTAAGTTTAATGATGAAGAATTATTTTTATTAAATCCAATTATTAAAGAAAAATCTAAAGAAGGATTTATTTTTTATGAAGGATGTCTTTCAATTCCATCAACACTTACAAAACCAGTTAGAACAATTAGAGCTTGTAAATTAGTAGTTGATACCGATAATTTGGGCCAATTGACTTTTGAAATTAATCCAGATGGTGATAAGGTAAATGAACAAGTTTCAAAAGAAACAATGATGACCGTTATTGTTCAACATGAAATAGACCATTTAGATGGTATAACAATTAAGGATAGAGTCTATACTACAACAATTATTAAAAAACAAACTTATGGTAGGAATGATAAAGTTGTAATGAAATCACCAGAAGGAGATATGGTTGAGGTTAAATACAAAAACGCAAATAAATATTTTTTACAAGGATACGAAATAGTATAATAT